GAATTGGGACAAGATTTGAACGCTTATCACAACCTCGATGCCGAAGTTGAATTGACAAGTATTCTGTCTGAACAGATTGCTCTCGAAATCGACCAAGAAATTTTGGAAGATTTGGTGAAAGGTTCAAAAGCTGGTACTTATTACTGGAGTCGGCGTCCTGGAAAGTTCTTGACGCGTGACACTGGTGCTAGAGTAACTGGAACCGATGTCGGTGACTTTACTGGTAACGTGTCCGAATGGTACGAGACTCTTCTCGAAACCGTGAACGACGTGTCCGCTCAGATTCATCGTAAGACATTGCGTGGAGGTGCAAACTTCATTGTTTGTGGTCCTGAAGTGTCTAACATTCTTGAGTTTACCACGGGATTTAAGGCCCGAGTAACTCATGACGATGACAAAGGAACTGCTGGTGCAATTAATATTGGTAATATTTCCAAGAAATGGGATGTCTATGTTGACCCCTATTTCCCACGGAATGTGATGTTGATTGGACGTAAAGGTAACTCTTTCTTAGAGAGTGGTTATGTTTATGCACCATATGTGCCGTTGCAAACCACACCCACTATCTTTGGTATTGAAGACTTCGTGCCCCGCAAGGGAGTCATGACGCGATATGCCAAGAAGATGGTGCGTCCCGATATGTACGGATTAGTTATCGTGGAAGACTTGCTAGGTTAATACCTCAAGTTAACATTTAACTTAAAGAAAAGAGTCTGCATATTTATTTATGGAGGCTCTTTCTTTTTTTAAAAAACTAATTACCATGTGTACTATATAACGCGGAGGAAATAATGTGGCAGTTCCTGTTCTATCACCCAGTTCAAATTCTAGTTTAATTGCTTTACCGGTAACAGGTACCAAGGCAAATGTAACTGGTTCATTACCATTTGGTGTTTATACTGGCGCCGATTTCATTTCGGGCGCAGTAGATCAAGTTGCCTATGTTTATCGTAAACTGGGCGGCGAAGTTTTAGATATCGAATTGACTGCCAATCAGGTGTATTCCGCCTATGAAGAAGCAGTTTTAGAGTATTCTTATTTAGTCAACATACATCAATCGAAGAATGTCCTCTCAGACGTGCTGGGGCACGCCACAGGCACTTTCGATAGCGACGGGGAGTTACAGGCAGGATCAGTTAAAACTAATCTGGACGGCACTGGTGCGGAGTTGAGATACCCTAAATTTAACTTTGCTTATGCACGTCGTATTGGCGCAGGACTCTCGCAAGAGGCACAGGTAGGGGGCGACACTCGCGTTTATTCGGCTTCCCTGAGTATTGTAGAAAATCAACAAAACTATGATCTTCAATCCATCGTCTCCGCCAGCACAGATGCTGCCTTTACGTTCAATAAAGACAAGAAGGTGCACATTAAGAAAGTATATTATAAGTCCCCCCAGGCTATGTGGAGATTTTATGGATATTACGGCGGCATTAATGTGGTGGGCAATTTGTCTACTTATGGGCAGTATGCAGACGATAGCACTTTCCAAGTAGTTCCGGTGTGGCAAAATAAAATGCAAGCCATGGCGTATGAAGATGCCCTCTATACACGGATCTCTCACTACTCCTTCGAGATACGAGACAATCAACTAAGACTTTACCCTATTCCCACCCGGTATCAGTTTGATAAGGTGTGGTTTGAATTTACTGTTGATGAGGATCCTTTTATTGACGATCCCAAGATGGATACAGGAGCAAGGGGTATCAACAATATGAGTACGGTGCCTTTTGCCAATATTCCTTATGTTAATATCAATTCTATTGGGAAACAATGGATTCGCCGTTTTGCCCTTTCGTTGTGCAAAGAGATGTTAGGACTCACAAGGAGTAAATTTTCCACTATTCCCATACCGGGCGATGCGCTCACTCTGAATGGCGAGGGGTTACTCTCGCAAGCAAAGGAGGAATTGGCGGCACTCCGGGACGAACTGAAAACAGTCTTGGACGAACTAACGTATAACCAGTTAGCAGAGAAAGATGCACAACTTGTAGAACAGACTCAAAATTTACAAGCTAAAATACCTTTAGCAATTTTTGTAGGATAGGGGGACAAGTAAGTGGCAGCCAAAAACATTACTTGGACTCAACCTACTAATCCTCCCCCTCCCATGTTCGCTGGAGGAAAGGAAAGAGATTTTGTTAAGCAGGTTAACGATGAGTTAATCGAACGCGTAATAGGGCAGACTATTTTGTACTACCCTGTTAGTTTAAAGCATACAAATTTTCATTCTCTTTACGGAGAGGCAATTCATAAAAGTTTTCTTTCGCCCGTCAAGGTCAATGCGCTTATTAGTTGGGAAGGACAAGAAACGAACACTACTAGTTATGGAATTGATCGGCGCTCTAAATTAACCATCCACTTCCATCGGCGCCGCCTCACCGAAGATCAAGACTTAAAGGTGCAAGAAGGAGATTTTATTTTATATGGTAGACTGTTTTATGAAATTGTCGCTTTGAATGAACCTCAGCCCCTGTTTGGGCAAATAGATCATCAAATGGAAATTGCTGCTACTTGCATTCGTGCAAGAGACGGTGTATTCGAGGAGGCTGCCCTCCCCGAAGTTTCTATTGCCAAGTATGAACTGGCGAAATCGGAAGTAAAGAATATATGCGTCTTAACTATTCCAGATGACTGTAAGATTTGTGTTCCAAAACTATCGGGTGCTGATGTCACTTCACTAGACTACAGGACATTAGAAGAGTTTGTGGCACAACCAACTAAATATATTGGATATCAGTTCTACTTAACTGATGCGGGGCCTGCACCAGTGGGACCTTTTACTATTTCTAATAAGTGGTATTTTAACGAGAATGGATTGTGGTATCCCAGTCCATTTTACAATACGACATAAGGAGGGGGACGACGATGACAATAATATCTACAACGGGTGAAAAAATTATCACTCTCGAACCTTCCAATTTAGAAACTATTGATTTGGCATTCTATAATTGGGTGGATCAGACCTTGAATGTATCCGCCACTTCCAACCGAGGATGGGAGAAAGTTCCTATTATTTGGGCAGCAGCAGAGCGAGCCTATCAATCGAAGCGCTCAAAAGGTTTGAGAGATAAGGAAGGCGCGCTTATTCTTCCCATTATTTCCGTGGAGAGGGTGTCCGTAGAAAAGGATTTATCCTTTAAGGGATCCCTTCAAGCAAATATATTTCCCGTAAGAGATTACCGAGGCGGATCTATTCCCCTTAGTCGTGTCATTAATCAAACTAAGACAAAGAATTTTCAAAACGCTGACGCCAAGAAAAATTATGGTCAGTTGAATTTCAAAGTTAAAAAGAAGAATAATAAGATTGTGTATACTCACAGGTCTATTCCAATGCCAGTGTATGTGACGGTGATGTATAAGATTATGCTCAGATCCGAATATCAGCAGCAGATGAACGAGATGGGCCAACCTTTTATGGTGGAGACGGGAGGCATCAACAGTTTTATCTTGAAGCAGAACGGACACCGGTATGAAGGATTCATGCAGACCCCCTATTCTCAAGAAAATAATGTGGGGAATATGGGAGACGATGAGAGGATTTATCAAACTTCTATAGATGTGAAAATATTAGGATTCTTGATTGGGAGTGCCGACAACCAAGTCAAGCCCCAGATTGTGGAGCGCGAGAACGCAGTGGAGGTTAAATTGCCACGCGAGAGAGTTATCATAGGAGAGGAACGTCCATGGGACGGTAAACTGTTTATTGAATAGAGAATAAAAAGCATTTGCTAATTTTCAAAACTATTTAAAGTAAGAAAAAAGTAATTTTTTAAGCATGCGCTAGATAATATCTATTGTTAAATATAAGGAGAGCAACATACCATGTCAGTTGATAAATTTAAGTTTGTATCCCCTGGAGTTTTCGTTGCCGAAGTTGATAACTCACAGTTGCCCGAGGAACCACGCGGCGTAGGCCCGGTTATCATTGGTCGGTCACTCAAAGGACCAGCACTTCGACCAGTTCAGGTTAATTCTTTTTCCGATTTTGTGGAAACTTTTGGAAATCCTATTTTTGGAGCAGGGTCATCTGATGTATGGCGTGATGGACCAAATGTGTCTGCCCCCTCATATGCCACTTATGCTGCGCAAGCGTATTTACGGAATAAAAGTCCCGCAATCTTTGTTCGATTGTGTGGAATTGAAGATGAGAATGCCAAACAAACAGGCAATGGTAGAGCAGGATGGAATGCTTCTACCTCTTCCATGGACAGCGACCCTCAGAAAGGTGGTGCGTATGGACTCTTCTTGGTTAACTCTGCTTCAACTGGTGAAACCCTAAGTGGCGGCAAATTAGGAGCAATCTTTTATTGCAAGGAAGGCGCTGTTGTTTTGAGTGGCACCATGGCAGACAATGCCACGGAGGCCACCGGCACGTGTGGACTCTTCTTGCAGCAAGGCGCAGGTAATGAATACACGGCGCTTATTAAGGACGGAACTGGCGCTAACGTAGATAAGGTGGTGTTTAATTTTGATACCACCAGTAAACTCTACATTAGAAATGTCTTCAATACTAATCCTACTCAGTTGCCAACTGCGAACAATGAAAATCCCAAAACTTATTTCTTGGGTGAAACCTTTGATCGTAACATAGACGACGCTACGACCTCGGAAGACGCTTCGAAGACATGTGGAGTCATTCTTGGACTGCAATCTTCATCTGTCGCGCAGCACATTCAGAGAATGCCATTGAAACCTTCACAAACTGGTTGGTTCTTTTCTCAAGATTTTGGAGCATCCGGATCTTACCTTACTACAAATATGCCTAAGTTATTTAGGTTCATGGGGTTAGATAGCGGCGAATGGGCCCAAGGCAATTTGAAAATTACCATTACGGATATCAAGGCGTCTCCTAACGAGAATCGACCTTTTGGAACTTTTACTGTGCAATTGCGCGCTGCTAATGACAGCGACAATTCACCTCGTCCCATTGAGACTTTCTCAGATGTAGATTTAAATCCTGCATCCCCGAACTATATTGCTAGGGTGATGGGCGATAGTTATACTAAATGGAACGACACGAAAGTTCAGTATGATACCATTGGAGATTATGTCAATAAATCTCGATACATTCGAGTCGAAGTAGATCGCGATGTGGCCAACGGAACTGTTGATCCTAAGTCTCTTCCCTTCGGTGTCTACGGACCTCAAAAGTGGAGAGGGTTTAATGCAATTTCAGGAGCAACTGATGCTTGTACCGGAGCGCTTTCTTCGTCAACCACCGCCCAAAGGTTTGTGGTAGGTGGTTCAGGTGTCGCATTTTCTCTTGCAGCTGCACCGTTCACGCCAGTAGCAGAGTTTGTTAGTTTCGGCGCCGCAGGCACCCCATTTGAAACTGCTTCCCTAGATTTTCCATCAGTTCCAACACGAACTAATAGTAACGAGGGACTCATCACGAACCAGAAAAATGCTGCGTTTGGTGCAACCACTAACATGAATGGTAGTAACCGCATGGAACCATCTATTGTAGATTTGGTGCGTAGAAAACCTGATAACGTGGATAGTTTGGGAACACCCGCAGATGCACTTGAATATTCCTGGACTTTTTCATTGGATGATATTACAACTGGATCGGCTAACACGGGCGTTATCGCTACGTGGCTACCGGGATCTCGTGCCAACGGCACTTCCAAGACAGCACTTGGTGATTATAAGACTGTGTTGACCAAAGGACAAAACCGCTTCACGACTGTTTTCAATGCTGGATTTGAAGGACTCAATGTCCTTGAGGCCGAACCCTTTACCAATACGTTGCTTACCGCAGCAGGTGGGGATGCCTCTATCGAGTATGCCTACGCTTCTGTCGACAGAGCAATTGCTTCTGTAGCGGATGCTGAGGTTGTAGAATGTAATATGATGACCTTACCGGGCATTACCACTGATAGTTTGACCAACAAACTAATGAGTGTATGCGAGGCGCGAGCAGATGCGCTTGCCATCATTGATTTAGATGGTGGGTATNAACCCGAAACAGAGAGCACCGCTCCTCAAGCAGACCGANTGGGAAGCGTTGNAGAGGTTATTAGATTACTAGAAAATAGAAATATTAATAATAGTTACGGATGTTGCTACTATCCGTGGGTTCAAATTACTGATACTGTGACTACGGGCGGATCCTTATGGGTGCCTCCTAGTGTAGTTGCTCTCGGAACCTTCGCTAGTAGCGAAGCAGCAAGTGAACTTTGGTTCGCACCTGCTGGATTTAATAGAGGAGGACTCACTGAGGGCAGTGCAGGTCTTCCGGTCACGAATGTGCGAGAAAGATTAACTTCGGAAGATAGAGATAATCTCTATACTATCAATATTAATCCCATTGCTCAATTTCCTGCTGAAGGAATTGTGATTTTCGGACAAAAAACTATGCAGATTACAAGGTCTGCTCTTGATAGAATTAATGTTCGACGTATGCTGATTTATGTTAAGCGAGAGATTTCTCGAATTGCTGCTAGGTTGCTCTTCGATCAAAATCTTTCCACGACATGGAACAGGTTCTTGGGACAGGTTAATCCCTTTCTCGGGGGAGTTAAGACTAGATTGGGATTGACGGACTTCAAAGTCCTCTTGGATGAGACAACGACAACCCCCGACTTGGTTGACAGAAACATTATGTATGCGAAGATTTTCTTGAAACCCGCACGTGCAATTGAATTTATTGCGCTTGACTTTGTGGTTACAAGATCCGGAGCGTCTTTTGATGATTAATTTTATAAAAAACCTTAAAGTGTGGACTATTTAATAGCACAATATTGATTCAAGGAGAAAACAACTAATGGCATTCTGGAGCGAATCTGACCAATCAGACCCAAAAAGACAACATCGTTGGCTCATCGATATCACTGCACCTGAGATATCTGAGTCGATTACATATACTGCCAAGAAGGTTAATAAGCCTAAAATGACAGTGGGTGAAGCAGAACATAAATTTATTAATCACACCTTTTATTATCCTGGTGGAATCACCTATGATCCCATCAGCATTACATTGGTTGATCCTGCTGATCCTCATTCAACTCAAGCACTTTACCTGTTGCTTCTAAATTCAGGTTATGTGATTCCCGATCAAATTGACTTGGGAGACATTGGAGTGAACGAACTCGCCATGTCAACCATCAGCAAGCGAAGAGGCACTAAGGCGTTGGAGAGCGTTGTTATCAGCATGATTGATGGCGACGGACAATTGGTTGAGAAGACTACCTTAAGAAATGCTTGGATTAAAAGCGTGGATTTCGGTGGCGAACTTAGTTATGAATCAGAGGGGTTGATGGAATGCACCCTGGAAGTTCGATTCGACTGGTTCGATATGGAGTGGAAAACTCCCTAATCTCCACAGTTAAGTAAAATAAGAAGAGGTATTAATGACAAGAAGAAGTAACGAGGAGCGTCTTGGGCTGCCCACATCGGGTGCCAAGGAGTCCAGCGACGTTCCCCCTATAGTAGGAAACCCCGAGGCACCCAACAGCGACATTTTATCATACGTTAGTCCCACAGAGATGGTTGATTTACCTTCCCAAGGTAAATTCTATCCCGAAGGACATGTGTTGCACAATCAATCCACCCTAGAGATCCGAGAGATGACCGCGAAGGAAGAAGATATTTTGACTTCCAAGTCGCTCATTCAAAAAGGAGTGGTCTTAGATAGACTAGTCCAGAGTGTTCTTGTCGATAGGCAAATAAAAGTAGAAGATTTACTGATCGGTGACAAGAACGCAATTTTGGTAGCACTTCGAATTAGTGGGTATGGACAAGAATATGAAACGCGTGTGACGTGCCCATCATGTGGAGAATCTGAATCCTTCGAGTTTGATCTGTGCACTTCTCAAATCAATCCTCCGCTGGATTTAGAGGAATGTGATGACGAGAGAATCGCAGGAAACGTCACTGAGGATAAGAGTGGCAACTATCATGTGACCGTCCCCCGAACGGGCGTCTCTATCGAAGTCCGACTGATGAACGGGAAAGATGAAAAACGCATGCTAGCTATGCAAGAATTTAAGAAGAGAAAGAAATTACCAGAAAATCCCTTGACGGAACACTTCAAGTCTTTTGTGGTTTCAGTTAACGGCGTGAGCGATAAAGCGCAAATCAATAAGTTTTTGGAACTTATGCCGGCTACCGATTCAAGGTTTTTAAGAAAAGTCTATGCTAAGCTAGTACCTAATATAGATATGACGCAGGAGTTCGTCTGCGCAAATTGTGATCACGAGCAGGAGATGGAGGTGCCCTTTACCACGGACTTTTTTTGGCCTGACGCCTGATTACATGAAATCCGTTTACGAACAGTTTTTCGTATTAAAATATTATGGCGGATGGAGTTTTATAGAAGCGTACAATTTACCAATTCAATTAAGGAATTGGTTTACCGAGCGACTAGCAAAACAATTAAAAGACGAAGCAGACCAAGTGAAGGGTGCTTCAAAGAAATCTTAAACAAAATAGAGGAGGCATTGTCTCCTCTTTTTTATGAGTCTATCTATTTATTAGAGTAGAGATCGGAGGAGTTATAAATGAGAAACCAGAAAGACTTAGTGCCCGTGGTACTTGATTTTTCCAAAGCCAGAGACGCTACCGGCGAATTGAATGAAAGTTGGTGGCTCACTTTTGGTGCTATTATGAGATGGATTATGCCTTCTTTATTCAAGGGAGGCACGCTCCCTCTGGAACTGACGGGGAGTCCCGCAGACATTCGGAGTTTTACCAATGCTCTAGCTAGAGAAAAGAGATATCTTCAATCATGGCGCGATCACGGACTAGACAGTCCACAAACATATAAAAATAAAAGTAAATTGGACGGTGCAATTTCCCAGTTTGAGAGGACTACAGGATTGCGCTGGCCCTTTCAAAAATAGGATAGACTGAAAAGTGCCGGGTAACGATAACAAAAAGAAGACCAAAGGATCAGGCCGCGATAAAGACTTGCAAGATCTTGTTGATTACGCTCAGAGAAGAAGAGACTATGAGCAAGAGATCAATGATCTTTTAGACACGCGCACAATTACACAGAGAGATCTAATAGAGATACAAGAGGAAAGAGCCTCGATAGGGGAAGCGCTGGTCGGGAGTTATCGAGATCAGCTTGCTCATGAAACTGAACTTCTTGCCCTCTCGATGCAAAATCAACAGAACGAAAAAGCCATCGAAGAGACGCGCATCCGGCAAGCTCAAGAAAAGATCAGTCTCATTGAAAGTGAATACGAAACCGGTCAAAAAATAAGTGCCGAAGATCAGAAGCAAATTAAGGCGCAGGCAAAATTAATTGAAGGCGCCGATGAAAATATAAAGAAGGCCGAGAAAGAACTTTATATTCTCAAAGGGCAAGTTGCCCATATGGGCAAGAAGACAATGCTTCAAGATGCCATGACTCAGGGCATGGGAAGTTTTGCTGTCAAGTTGGGACTGTCTGCCAAGACCTCCGATAGCCTTCTGGGCAAGTTTGTAAACATCAGTCAGAATATGCGCAACATGGTCAAGAGAGCGGGCGGTTGGAAACAGGGGCTCAAGGCAGTCGGCGGTTCATTGCTTGAAGTTTTTAGTATTACCAATTTGATTTCTTCTGCCATGACTGCAATGTTTAAAGCTTCTTTGGAATTTGTATTTGCTTTTTCGAAAGCAGTCGCAGAGGTGAGTGCCGCCACGGGAACTGCGGGTGAGATGGCTGGAGTTGCCGCCGCTGGTATGGATCTTTCGGCAGGAGTAGATATCGCTGAATCCGCTTCGGCACTGGTCGGATTGGCAGGGTCGTACACTAAACTTACATCTATGTCAGAATCTGCAGCCGGCGCCACGGTTAAACTCGGAGGGCAATTAGAGCGACTTGGAGTAGGTGCAGCGACGACAGGCAAGAACTTGACTTTCCTTACGCAGGCCATGGGAAAAACCGATAAAGAATCGCGGCACACTTTGCGAGGATTGGCAGCGGCAGCTAGCACGATGGGAAAGACGGTAGGACAATTCAGTGAGGAATTTGCCGCCGCCAGCAGTTCGTTGTCTTCTCATGGCGATGGAATGGAAGACGTATTTATGAAGCTTCAAGCGCAGTCCAAAATAACCGGACTGGCATTCAAAGACTTGCAGTCAATGGCAGAGAAGTTTGATACGTTTGAATCAGCAGCATCGGCCGTAGGATCATTAAATGCTATTCTAGGAGGTGATTATCTTAATAGCATAGAAATGATGAACATGACCGAGAACGAAAGAATTGAAACAGTAAAGAGAGCGATTAATGCACAAGGAATTCAGTTCAATCAGATGGAAAGATTTCAACGTAAAGCGTTGGCCAAGCAGTTAGGATATGATACAGCGCAATTGGCACAGTTGCTAGGATCTCAAACAGAGGAAGAAATGGCCGCAGCAGATGCAGCCAAAGCAAAGGCAGATCAAGAAGCGAAGTATCAGAAAATGCTGACTAGCACTGTCGATATTCTCCGCAGTTTTCAAATAATGCTTGCTGAATTTTTTAGAGATAAAGANGTCATGAAGGCAATCACCGAGGGCATCAAGGAGTTCTTTAACACCATCGGGGAGCATAAGGACGAGATAGCTGAGTTTATGAAGGGGTTGGGCAAAACATTGGCGTGGATATTAAAAGGATTAATCGCGCTTTCGCCAGCGGCACTCGTCATCGGTGGAGTTTTGATGTTGCTTATCTCTCCCCTCATGATAATTGGGAAAACGATCATGTGGATTGGGAGTCTTATCCCCGGCGTCAGCGGGTGGTTCACAAGGAGGTTCGGATCGGCAGCAGCGAAAAACGCACAAAAAATAGCAGATGCGGCCGCCGAGACAGCAAAGGCAGATAAGCTAGCGGCAAAAGCTGCCAAGGCAAAAGCAGCGCGCATGACGGCAATGAATAAGACCGCCGTTAGAATACCGAAAGGGACACCATCATTCAGATTGAAAAGCTCTCCAGATGTTCTTCGTAAGGCAGGGCAGCCACTTCCGCAGAAGGGCGCAGGAGGCAAGGAAGCGGCAGAGTTGGCCAAGAAAATGGGATGGAAAACTCAACAGCAACTGGCTAGGGCATCTTCTGCATGGAATCCAAAGAATTGGCCCGGAGTAAAACAAATACGAAATTTCCAGTGGAACAAACTTGTTCCATCTCCAAGCAAATGGAAGTGGGTACAAGGTATAAAAGCGTTCTTCTCTTCGAGAGGTTTTGTGGGCGGATTGGTGGCGGGAGTGACCGGTGGACTTAAATTTGCACTTAGAGCACTAATCAATTGGCCCGTGGCGTTTTTTGGCGGCGCATTTAACGCAGCAAACATGGCCAAATCCACGGATACTATTGGGACGAAAGTCTCAGCGATTCTGGTTGGCGTCGTCAAGGCTCTTACTTTGGGAGATCTTTGGGAGGATACATGGTTTGGAAAGATGCTTTTTGGATCCAAAGGTTTTGCCGGCGTCGCCGAATTCTGGGGGGAATGGTTTGACGCTTTGGCGGATATGACGCCGGACTGGATAGGCGTTATGTTGAAACATTTAGGCTTCGAAACCGCGATAGATGCATTCTTAAAATTGGGTGAGTGGATGAACGACTTCATGACGGGGCAGATTTTCGACAATATTGCCAACTTTTGGAATTCCACATTCACGGGGTTCTTTTCAATACCGTATTGGCAAGAAGTCTTTGATGATTGGACACGGGGATTATATTGGATGGGCGTAGATGCAATTGATGGATTCCTCGAGCCTTTTAGCGACCTGTCAAAACGGGTTGGCGCCTTTTTTTCCGAGACAGTTCAGGATGTTAAAGATGTATTAGGCATTTCTTCCCCGTCAGACGTGCTCTACGAACTAGGATTGTTCGCGATGGAGGGATTTACTGACGCCCTGGCGTGGGGGATGGAGAATGTTCTCAGGCCCATCATGGATTTGGTAGGCGCATTCTTTGATAAGGTGACTGCGGCAGGTGCAGCGTTCAAAGTTATTGGTGCTGAAATTGCATCGATTGGGCTTGCGATAGCAAAAATATCAATGGGCAAGGTCATACAACTGAGTCGCGGCATAGAAGTTGTGATGAGAGCAGCGTCTGAAGTAAAGAGCCCAGGCGGCGCAGTAAGAGTTATTGAAGCAGCAACTACTTACCAAAAGGAAAAGCAGAAAGCGGATGCAAAGAACCAAGCACAGATTCCCGATGAATTAGTGACGCTCATGAAACAAGGACAAGGAAGTGGTGGTGCTGGCAATGGACAAGTTGAAGTAGTGCTTAGGTTAAAGGATGGACTGCAAGACTTTGTGGAACAGACCACGATAAATCAGTTTAACTATTCTGGTTAGAAAGGGAGGAGAGTAAAATGCCAATGGATCCAAACGACAACAGCAACGCAACTGCTGCGCCTACAATTGCCAACGCGAGTCCTGACCAGTCAACGGCGCCCACCGGGCCCCAACAGGATACTTCTTTGGGGGATTCGAGAGATCTGAACCCCATAGACTATAAGCATGGATATGATTCTAGGAGCAAGATAGATCAGAAACAATACAAGAATGCACGTCCGGAAGGGGCCGGACAGTCTATTATCGATCTCCCCTATGAAGATACAACTACAGCGATGGCAGAAAAGCGCTTGCAGTATATTCATCTCTACCATATCCCCACCAAGACTGAGTTAAAGTTCAAAGCATTCTTAAGCGACTTTAAAGATAATTTTAAAACCGACTACCAAAAAGAACAGGTCTTTGGAAGAAGCGATCCCATCGTTAGTTTTAAGGCAACCGAACGATCTATTACTTTGGGATTTACTGTTCCTTCCAACGATCTAAGCGAAGCAAAGTTTAATTTATATCAGGTTAATCAATTGGTAAAGCGTCTTTATCCTACTTATGACAAGGCAAGTGACTCTACTGGTGGCGCCACCACAATTAAAGGCGGGCCCATTTGGAAACTTAAGTTTGCTAATTTAATTACTGCTGGTGCAGACGGATCTATGGATGTGCAGACGTATGGACTCCCCGGCGTCCTTAATGGATTCTCCTATGATCCTATTATGGAAGAGGGTTTCATGGATGAGATTTCTAAATATGGATGGACAGGCAACATGTATCCTCAAAGCATTCGGGTATCATTTGACTACACCGTCCTCCATGATACGCCATTGGGATTTGATGACGAAGGAACGTGGAGGGGCAATAGGTTTCATAACGATAAGGAGGGATATTTTCCTTACTATCCGGGTCCCAATCCCCCTACAAATCATCTGGATGCTACTCCATTAAGAGGCGGCCCCCTTCCGAATGCAGCGGATTTGCTGGAGGAGCGCACCATTGCGCAAAAGAAGATTGACGAACAGCGAGCAGCATATGCCAACTATAAACCCCATAAGGTCACACCCCCAAGTGGAGTCGCCCCCGAGAGAGCCACGATGAGTCAGAGATATCGAGAGTTCCTGGCGAGTCCCGACGCGAGCAATCTTGATCCAACGGTGCTCGCGAGAATGCAGCGATTTGCAGACCAATCGGATGCAAAGCATGAGGGCATTCAGGCGCGCCTCGATGCCCAACCAGAAGCTCGTGACCAAAAAACACACAGTGCTGTAGAACAACGTCGACGCGCCGCTGTTAAGGCGGGGTTATTGTCACCTATGGGTTATTTGGGAGGACACGCCTCCACAGTATTTGACGCTACATTTGACGCTATTGGAAGCGCTTTGACTTTTTGGGATGATGATGATTAATTATAGGAAATACTTATGACTTCTAGATATGACAATAGGAAAGTAGTAAAGAATCAAGATGCAATGTATAAGTCTCTTTTTAAAAAGAGGGGCATCCGTTTCATAAATCAATATAAGACGGCCAAACTTCACTTTCCTACTGGGAAAGAGCAGGCACAGTTGTCGACGACTAGTCATATATGGAAGAGTGGAGATAAATACTATAAACTTGCCTCTTTATACTATGGAGATCCTTCTCTGTGGTGGGTTATTGCTTGGTTTAACCGACGACCCACCGAGGCAAATATATATCCAGGCCAGAGTCTGCTTATCCCTCAACCACTAGATGCTGTTCTGCCACTTCTCATGCAGACTGGTTCATAAGGAGGGTAGATTAGATGGTTATGGGACCACCCCCAGCGGGATATAGTGCCTATAAGTTTAAGAGCGCCGGCGGTGATAAAGGGGAAGACAAGAAACCTACTGCTGCGGAGATAAAGACGGCAAAGTATATCGACGCTTGCATAGAGAAGGCTAAGACAGGAAAATGGAAAGACGATTGGGAAGCATGTCTTGCATCTGGATCTAGGTGGAACCGCTTCCTCCGATTGGAGAATTGGGTTAACCAGAGCGCCGTTGACATATGTGAGGAGCAAGCACGCAAACACTGCGAAGTCAATCCTGACATTCATGGACGTGTGCGCCCCCGCCTTAAATTTGATGAGGGAGAAGCACGGAAGAAGAGGCAAACGGAGCAGGGATATCTATTAAAAAACATGGCGCCGCTTTCAGAAAGCATTGAGGCAGCAGCAAAGAAGCATGAACGCGACGGCAATAAGTGGGATAGGTTTAGTAATTTAATTCTTATTTCCAATGTGAAAGGGAATTTAGTTAACACCATGAGTTCGAGCCGGAGCTTAGGTCCCCTCATGAATATTACTCCCGTTGAATTGTCGAGTTTAGTGCCCAGCATTCGACTTTATAAGTACCGCCTTAAAGCCGGCAGTGATATCTTCGAAGGCAATGAGGTCAGCTGGCTAGCCGGCGACTGGAGTGAGTTTCGGTTTCAAGATCATATTCGCCCTAATGACGCGCTTGCGGAACGCAGTGCAATGGGTGCTGGTGTCGGACTTAAGAGTTTTGAGTGGCACTCGACAGGAACTGATCCTTTCACCGCGCCACGCACATTGCGAGCGACTCTCAAGTTACATTTTAAAACTTTTTCCGACCTGATAGAATCTTCCGCCGGACCTGGGATGAGGTGGTCAGATTTAATTATTCAACGAGCGGGCAATTTAAATGTCAATGAAACGGAGTGCACGGATCCTCGCGTAAACACCAATGAAGGAAACACGCCCGAGGAAAATGTTAAACAAAGCAAGACCAAGACTACCCCCCCTACTTTATCCGATTACTCGTTGATGGCAAGAGTGGGATATAGATATCCTCAAGAGAATATACTTGGACTGGGCAGCGAAGAACGTGGGCGCGCCTTAAAGGAAGCTTTAAACAAATCGGAAGTGGTGATGCAACTTTACTTAGAGCAGCATAAATTTTCTTTTCGTGAGAATGGAACCATTGATTTGGACATTTCATATTTGGCACGCTATGAGGGACTGGCAGATACTTACGCTTCGGATGTTTTTAATTTATCTGCGGAAGGGAAAAATGTGATTGCCCAGAAGATTAAAAAAATACAACAAACCGCCAAGGATCTTCAAGAAGATATCAGTGATTCCGATGGTATTAATTGTAAGATAAAAAATGCCACAAGCGAACAGGCAAAATCGAAAGAGCAAAAAAAGAAAGATAAGGCGTTGGAACAGATTAAGAAACTAAAGGAAGAAATAAATAAGCAAAAGAGGCACCTGCGGGTGTCTAACTATGGGAGATTTATTCAAAATTTACTTCAGACAGGACGCATGCATAGTGTGGACATCTCTCCCAAGCAGTGGGAGAACGGCACCCTCCCTCCCAATGGTGCAAAAGCAGGCGCAGTAGGTGCCAATTCTGCCGATCTTTTTATGCAAGTAAGCGATCTCATAAACCCAAAGACACAAAGTGCATCCCCTGGCCAGATGGCGAACGCCATCAGTAAGAAGTTTTATAATAAAAAAGCTTTAAAGCGCGGGTATAAAAGAATCAATTTTTTCTTTCTGGGCGACCTTATAAACTTTATATCTCAAGCGCTGCCGGGTAGGGGCACCACCGAAAAGCGGGAGCAAGCAGATACCGCAGATCAATTTGAAATAGTATTGGGTGATTACGAGTATCTTGATCTTCAAAAGTTTAAGCAAGCGCTCGTTGGATTGGATCTCAGCAAAGAACCGGATAGACTCGAAATTATCAACCAGAGTCAAGGCACCACCAATTTGGCTTTCCTTCCTATCTCTCTTGATTTTTATAGTATTTGGTTTACAAAAAATGTTATTAATGGGAATACGGTTTGGACTTTTAAAAACTATCTCAACAGTATTGTTAGCGAACTGGTGATGGGAAGTTTAGTAGCGCGCCAAGCAGACGAATTGGGGAAGGATGGACAGCGCCTCTTTAATGAAAGGAATAGGATCAGGCGCGCCATCATGGTAGGGAAGAATAAGCATTTAAAATCAGGTTATATGTATTCGCAAAGTCCCTGCGAACCCGATCCGGCAACAGGCGAAGCGCAGGTATGGATAGATATGCGGCCGCCATTCAAAGGGCGCGACGACTCCCTCAGACAGTATCTTGTCATATCCGCCAGTAAACTTCCTTATGCGTCTACCAAAGTGGATGAAGCATTGAACCGTCGCGAAGGCATCTATCATTTGAAAATAGGTGTAGATGCCGGCATTGTTAAGACTATAGATTTTCAGCGAACTAACAAGAGCGAGATTAGAGATTGGAACATTATGAAAGCATATAATACGGGGGACACTGGAATCGGCGCAATTAAAGAACCCTACAATGCTACCGTCAAATTATTCGGATCGGGGTTTTGGCAACCGGGACAATATGTGTATCTCAATCCAGCACTCATAGGATTTGGTTCGCCCCACGCTCGTCTTTCATTAGCAAGGAAATTAGGTTTAGGGGGTTTTTATTTAATTAATAAAGTTTCGACCCGCGCAGAGATGGGAACGCTAGAGACGACCTTGGACTGTATGTTTGAATATTATGGCAACCTCCCAGATCCAACCAACGCAGAGGCGCCTGATCAACCGCAGGCCGACGCCGGGTTTGACTACTCAATCTATATGAATGCGGGGGGGAACATTTCTGATTCTTCCAATTCTGACGAGGTGGGTGATGTGGACAGTGCACAAACTGCGGCCGCCAACAATGTGCCGGAAACGGGCGCGCCCAATTATGATCCCAGTAACACTGCCGCTGCCAACGACCAACCCGAAAACGAAGAGGATTCGGTTCTCGCCAATGCGTTGGCATCGGCGGACATGTCCGCCGATGCAGGTGAAACAGCCCCCGCGATCAAAGGAGCGGCGCCAGGCACGGAAGTGTTCGATGGTCAAACCGGTGTTGCAACGCGCCTGATAGGGCCAGGGGGCCAGAGCGCTCCCATCAACCAGAGTTTAGGGGGGTTAAGTGGCACGCCACCAGCGCCCACAACTGCCATCACCACAACCGAGAGTGTGGTTATAGGGGGTATTGTAGTTGTCCTTAACGGCGTCCCCACCACCCTCACTCAAGCGGAATGGGATCGTGCCAATCGGACGAACCAACTGGTGATATCGATGGGCAACCCCGCCTCCCATGATATGTCCCAAAACCCTATTGACAATAATGCGCCTTCGCACAGGTATCCCTAATGGAAGCTACTTTTGGATCAAATGAATTATTTGCCAGTGCCTCCTTTGAGGAGAGGACGCAGTATATAAAAAAATATCCAGCGGGGTTGAGGAATTTTCGCACTGTAGATTTTTGGTATGAGGATAATAAGTATGGGCGCGTTAATACACTAGGAGAGACTGTGTATCCTTCTGAGGCGCGCCTTAAACAACTGCGAGGAACGGGGGATAAACCCGTCTATGTTCTAGACTTTGTGGCTGATGCCTATGAAGGATTCCGCGCTGCCATGCGCTATCAAGAGAGCAGAGATAATTTTTTTAATCTAGAGGGAACCCCTTTTGAGACTCTCTTTTTTCCCACAAAGGGATGGGTAAGTGTAAATAAAAAATATACTGAATATGCTCAATCTTTTTATGAGCGCTCTGTCTTTCCTTACTGTTCCAACCCTGACGTGGGAAATGACATTATAGACTTTGATGGTTTTATTGAGGCGTTCACGCGATTAATTGATCGGGTTACTTTATCTATTCCGTTTACCAAGACTGAATATATCGAGAGCAAGTATGCCTCCCCCCTTATGAGTGGGTTGGTAATTGAATTTAGTGGGGATTATAAACACGGAGAAGATAATGTTAAGGCAAATGACTTTATGAATAATATGAATTTTGAATTATATAGAGATATAGCAAATCGACATGGGTTCGCGGTGGATAAGAATGCCCCCTGGAGGTTAATAGCGTTACCAGGGTATCCACGAATGCAAGATAATATGAACAAGTATGATGTGGAACTGGATACCCTCTTCACCAAGTATTATTATACCTCTTATATGGTCGACCTCCCTAGTCTTAAGTCTTTGCTGTTCCAGTTTTATAATTTTTTTATCACCGATTTTCCAGTCGTTCGTGTTCCCACTGTACGGGAAATAAAGAACCGAAGAATTAGCTTGACAAAAGTGATCCCACGTGCTAAACTAGACCCGCAGCACTATATCGACAGATATGATGATCTATTTTGGATCCGCCTTTACGCTTATATTAGGGCTAAAGAAACTAACCGCGACTGGAACCAGCACAAGTTTGATCATGTGGTGAAGGAAGCAAGTGATTTTTTTACCTATTCAAGTGAGAAGTCGGCACTTAAATTCATCAATAAAGAGATGACGAGATTGGCGGTTGACGAGGCCATTGATTATCGTAGAGGATCATTTAGGTTTAAGAGAAAGCGACGGTACCATGAGCAGAGCGGATAATGTTTTTACAGTTTTAGATTCAAAGAAAGAGTGTTTAGGATATTATTACAACGGGGAAATTAAAGAGCAGAGAACTGAAGATCAGTTCATCACATGGGATTATAAACCAGAATTTCATGATGATGCCATCGAGTATGTAGAGTTGTATGCTTTAGGGAAGTCGTTGGAAGAAGTATGTCCTGAACACTTGAGAGAAGAGTGGGAGAAATTACAATCTAGAAAGGGAGCATTTCAAAATGCCTTAGTGGTGTCTAAGGTAGACCCGGGTAATGTGTGCGCCTATGATGTTATCCCCCAATGGTTCTTAAAAGAATATTCACAAGTTAAGTGTGATATTGTTGAATGGATTTTCCATAACATGGACAAGCCTGCAACGTATGAGGCGATGGTGAATTTAGAAAAACTTTTTGGCGAGATAAGAAATAATCCTTTGAATATTGATTTGAATGTGATGAAAAAGGAGTT